ATGAATGCCATACCAGGACCACGGCCTTGTACAGAATCCAACATGATCTGATACTTCAGATTTGAAGTGTAGATATGCTTCTGTTCGGGAGTAAGGGACTGATAGTCCCCACGATCCTTCTGAAGGGAGACCTCTTCAGGCCTCCAGAAATACCCCAGTTGTTGTGTAGTCAGTCTATCAAAGACTGGATATTTAAAATCATCATACCTCTGAAGACCTAGGGGTTTACCAAAGAACATTGGTTGTTTGGTAGTGTCTGTGGACTCTGTGTTTAGAACCGTCATTCCACTAATTTTTTGGTCTCCTTCGGCGGTGATCTTAAATTTTACATGATTCACAGTCGTCTTCCTCCGTGTCTTCGATGAGAGATATGATTGACTCTAGTTCTTCTTTTTTGCTTTCTAAATCGTCTGATTTTAAGTCATGGGTATTCTGGTAGTAACTAGTCTTCCATCCCAACTTGTAAGTTGTTAGAAGATCCTGGGCCATCACAGAGACAGGGACTTCATTATTTGGATAGTTTTCTGGATTATAACTCCAGTTTCCACTGATTGCTTGGTCGAAGAATTTCTGGATAACAGCGATTACTTCAATGTATCCTTTATTCGACGGCATATCCCAAAGAAGAGTGTAGTTGTTCTTTAGGGCGTGGTATTGTGGAACAATTTGCTTAAGGGGTCCTTTCTTCGACTTCTTAATGGACAAGTAGTCTCTAGGAGGCTCGATTCCATTTGTTGCGTTTGACACAACGGAACTGCTCTCCGAAGGCATCTGTGCGGACAGTGTTGAGTGCCTGAGTCCATGTTCCAAGATAGATGCTCTAAGAGTCTCCCAATCATAGTTGTACTCAGGTGCTACAAGTCCATCAATATCCTTCTTGTATGTATCAATGGGAAGAATTCCATCTGCGTACTTAGTACGGCCGAAGTCATTGCACCAACCTTTTTCCTTCGCAAGTTCGTTAGAAGACTTGAGAAGATAATACTGGAATGCTTCCGTGAGATCATGGACCAGTTTCAGAGCGCCAGGATCCTCATAGTGCTCCCCGTGCTTGGCAAGATAGTGTGCGAGTCCAATGAAACCGATTCCAAGCGATCTACGCGCCTTTGTGGCACGTTCAGCGCACTTGATGGGATAGTCTTGATAGTCAATCAGTTCCTCAAGGCCACGAACTGCGAGATCGCAGAGTTCCTCAAGTTCATCAAGATTGCGAAGTTTACCAACGTTGACAGCTGAAAGAATACACAGAGCAATTTCAGCACCCTCATCATCAATATGTTGAAGAGGATACGTTGGCAGAGTGATTTCCTGACACAGGTTACTCATCTCAACCTTATCTTTAAAGGAAGAGTGGGTATTGCAGTGGTCAATATTCATGATGTAAATACGACCAGTCTCAGCACGTTCCTTTAGAAGATCCAAAAAGAGTTCTTGAGCTCCGATAGTCTTTCTTGGAACAGACTGATCTCGTTCAAAAGATTCGTATAGACTGTCAAATCTATCAGTGCCAAAAGCATCATACAGACCAGGAACGTCGTGCGGACTGAAGAGGGTGATTTCTCCGTTGGAGATGAAACGTTCATAGAAGAGTTTGCTAAGTTGAATACTGTAGTCTAACTTACGAACACGATTATCTTCAGTTCCTTTATTATTCTTTAAGACAATGATGTCTTCGATTTCTCTGTGCCAGATGGGGAAGTGTACAGTTGCGCTTCCGCCGCGAATGCCATTTTGAGTGCAGCATCGGACAGTCGCCTCAAACTTTTTGAGGAATGGAATAACACCCGTGTGTTGAACTTCTCCGCCTCTGATTTTACTGTTGATCGCACGGATTCGACCTGCGTTGATGCCGATTCCTGCGCGTTGTGCAACATAGCGGCCAATAGCCATATCACTGCTAAAGATGCTATCGAGGGTGTCATCAACATCAACAAGAACACAGCTCGCAAATTGTCGCAATGGAGTTCTAACCCCCGCCATGATAGGTGTGGGAATGTTGATTTTGTGCTTTGAGATTGCGTTGTAGTATCGTCGGACATATGATAGTCTCTTTTCCTTGGGATATTCTGCAAAGATAGTCAAGGCAATCATCATGTACATGAACTGCGGAGTTTCATATACCTGCCCAGAACTTCTATCCTGAACGAGATACTTATCTACTACCTGACGCAGCCCAGCATAAGTAAACAGAAAGTCACGATCATGATCAATATAAGTATTTACTTCAGTAATCTCCTCAAGAGAGTACTTGTTGTAAATATCCTTATCATAAACGTCCGCAGTAGTACATCTGAGGACTTGTGCTTCAAGAGAAGGCAGTTCTTTGGATTGACCATACAAAGACTTACGAACAGCAAAGAGCAAAAGTCTTGCTGCAACAAACTGATAGTTGGGATGATCAAGGTCAATCAGATCACTAGCACTACGAATCAAAATTTCTTGGATTTGACTAGTAGTAATCCCATCATAAAACTGAATACCAGAATTAATCTCTACCTGAGATGCAGAGACCCCAGAAAGTCCATCACAAGCGGCCTCAACCATGCGATGAAGTTTGGATAAATCAATTGGTTCAGTGGTTCCATTGCGCTTTTTGACTTTGATTCCGTTACTCATATTTTCTTCCACTGATTAAATTTAAGGGTTGCTTCTAATCCACTGTAGACATTACATTCTACTATACTTTGGACATCATGTCCAGCAAGGATCATGTCATTTATGTCCTTCTGTTTTATCTCAGAAGGCCATATTACAATCTTTGCTCCACTCGTGATAGTTCGTTCGATTCTACTTGTAATTTCTCGATTGCGCGGTTCGTTATCATAGATCCACACAGGATCGCTAATCCCCCAACGACTAACATCAGCGTCAGCTCCGCACATAGCAATCGAATTGCGAATGAATGTGCTATCAAATGGTCCTTCTGTAACATAGACTGGAGCATCTTTTCTGACGTTATCAAGTCCGTAGATTTTTGGTACATCATCTTGAAGCATCACGGTGAGATATTTAGGTTTTGAATTCGCTAGGAGCGCCCTCCCTTGGAACCCAATTAACTGCTTTTCCTGATATAACGGAATCACAATTCTCGGTTCTTTTCGTAAGTCTTGATCCTTCTTAAACGACCTCACAAAGGAGTTAAAGTCTTCAGCATAATAAAACTTACTAGGATCTAGTTTACGCCTCTCCAGATACACTCTGGCGCTGTCTACGTCACTGCATAAAGGCAGATTGATAGTTGTCTTAAACGTAGGGGCCTTAAATGAGAACTTTGGTTTCTCACTCGGAGCGTTTGATCTAGACCTGTTACCCTCCTTAAAATTCTGGAGAGTGTATCGCTTATGCAACTCTGGATCTAGGTGCTGCAGAAAGTTCGCGAACGACATCGAAGCACCACAGTTATGGCACTTGTAGTTGACGTTTGTCTTTACGCTATACAAATACCCCCTAGAGACGTTCTTGCGCTTCGCAGAGTCGCCACAAAGGGGGCATCTAAAGTTCCAGAGGCCTGTGCGGACCTTCTTAAATTTACCTAGTCTTGGCGATAAGAGGTTGATGAATTCTTCCGTTACCAGACTCATAAGACAGATCTACCACACGTTCTATTGTAGCAGATTTTGCCCCAGAAAACAACCCTTGGACCGCGCCTGTTATTGCTGGTCTGATAAAGAATGATAATAGAACCACTGCTCCTGTGGCCATGAAGACTCTCTTCTCAATTTGCCTAAGTCTTTCGTTCACCAAAAGGATATCTCTTTTGCAACCATCCTTAATGGCATTAAATTCTACTTTACATTCTGAACGAAATCCGTCAAACTTCTCAAAAAGGATGTCGTCAACCTTATCTTGCTTATTTAATTTCTCCGCATGAACTGCCAACAGTTCACCCATTCTTTCATTTACAACAGTGATCTTTTGGATGGAATTTTCCATCCTATCAATTACATTTTCAAGAGAATCAAACTTAGTATCAAGTATTGCTAACTGGACTTCCGTTTGTTGCCTCTCCATCGCTTGATAAGTTCCTTACGATCCTTATAGGGTTGCTTTAATCTAAGATCAACTCCTGCTGTAGGAGATCCAGAAACATTCTTAGCAGATCCACGATAGAGTGCGCCACCGCCAGCACTAAAAGACATTACTGGGGCTTCTTCACGAAAATATTTGAGAACTTTATCGAGTGCTTTAGATTTCATTTAAAATCTCCAAACAAGTCTTATCTTCCTCAATATCAGAAAAAGAAGACTTGGGATAGTCCGGCAATCTATTCAAAAATAAGAGAAATGCTTTAGCAGAGGGCCAAAGATTTTGCTCTAATTTAAAAAACAACAGTGGTACTGTTGCATCATTGAATACATTAAACAGTATTGTTAAATGATTTAGAATCAAATTGGTCTTCAATACACCAGTAGTCTCATAACGTTTTAGTAAACGCTTGACATACTTAAATCTTTTTAGATCATCATAGAAATCATCCTCAGTCAGTGCCTGAGGATTATCATAGAATTTGATGGCGAATAAAAGATAATTTTGATCGTTCAACTCATAGAATTTCATTCACCTAATCATCATGCAATAGGATATGCTCTGTTGCCAGTTGTGATACCAGATGCTGCAACCAGAGTCTCGGCCTTGATTCTCAGATTACCATGCATATCGGTGTAAGTTGTAACACCTACCCAACCACCGTGAGCAACAGCGTTGAGGTATGCGCTTCTTCCAGAATCATCTCCCTCAGCATCATCGCCAAGGTTACCAGCAGCAACTGCAAAGACCTTAGCATTGTAACCACGCTGGTCATCAGCAGAAGAAGGAGCAAACGCGGGGTCAGTATCAGTAGACTTGGGTTGCTCACTAAAGATCATGTATCTGGTAGTGTAATCATTACCAGCATTCCAGTCTCTATTGTCAACAGCGGTGGTGCTGATTGTCATCGATGTGCTGCTAGCAATCGAAATGATGACACCAAAACCAGAAGTTTGACCCAATCCAAGACTGATCACTTGACCAGCAGAAAGGTTTGTGAAAGTACAAACTCCAATACCACCAGTGACGGCTCCTGCGGAAGTTACCGTAACAATTCCCAGTCCCGAACCAACGTTGGCGAGAGCATTAACGGAGCTTACTCCAATATTATCGTTATTTCCCCAGAGAGCCATCTGAATAAGCCAAATAAATTTTTCCTGATACTATTTATAAAACGCTGGTTATCAGCGAGCCTGAAGTGCTTCCTTTACTTTTTCAAAGAGTTCATCATCAGCAGTGGTTTTGGTCAGTTTAACTGCCTTACCAACAATCAGAAGACACAAATCGATGAGTTTTTCGCCCAGTTCTGCGTCATCGGGAATCTTAGAGACAGCAGCGTCAACAACCTTGTAAGCTAAGGGAAGGAGAAAAGATACCATGATGTTCACCTAATACGGTATAATCTATATATACCGATTACTTCTTTTCCATTTGCTTTTGGACCCAGGTTTTCCCTGGTTTGATTCCAAGTTCCTTGTTAGAGAGTTTCTTAGCAGGAGGACGATCATAATCTACACGAGCAGCCATTCCACCGCGCATTTGATGTTCATCTCTTACGCGATCTTCTGCTGCTTCTGTTCTCAGTTGAGCAATTCTTTGAGTCAGACTAGAAATAACATCATTTACTTCTGTTCTTTCTTCAGCAACTTTACTTGCGAGTCTTTGTTGGACCGCTTTTTCAACAGCATGTTTAAGAGGATCAATTTCGATAGTGCTTTCCATCTGATTGATCTCTGCTCTTGCCTTAGCCTCATTAAGTCTCTTTTCAATATCTAATTTCTTTTCCTCCATTTGAGGATTGATCACAACCTTATTCTTGATTCCTTTCTTGAGGTTGATCTTTTCTTCATCCTCAGGGGCAAGATTGTCCTGAAGTCCTTCAAAGAAGTCACTTCTCCAATCATAACTTTCGGACTTAACTCTTACCTTAGGAGCAACTTCTTCACCAAGTTTCTTAGCACCCTTGTCAGTAGCACTAGAAATTCCACGAAGAGTTTTACCAGCGGCTCTCTTAAGATTGCGCTTCATAGCACCACCTAAGCGGCGAAGGAAACTTTTTTTCTTCTCTCCACCAGAAGAAGATTCACTATCAGATCCACTAGAAGAACTGGAGGAACTGGAGGAAGACTTTACAGCAGCACTACCAGCGGTAGTTCCACTCTTACTGGTGTCAGTGCTAGCAGCCTTGGGAGGTTCTGATTTAGATGCAGCAGCTCTTGCCTTATCTCTAGCACCCTGATAAGAACCTACAGCGTGTCCTGCTGCCTTAGCACCAGTTTCAATTGCCTTCTTACCAACTGCCTTGACGCCAGACTTTGCTTTAGCAGCAGCAACAGAACCAGCAGTCTTAATTGCACCAGCAACTTTCTTAACAGCGCCGCCAACTCTTTCAGCACCAGACTTTACTGCCTGCCTTGCCTTCTTAGCAACGAATCTCTTTGCAGCACTACCAGATCCAGCAGGTCCATCAGCAGTGGCACCCATTCTCTTTCTATCGAGTCTGCCTTTTGCCATTGCACCAGCATCTCTTTCCTCGGTGAGGAACTGGTCAGCACTAACATAATCAAGTGCTTCTGTCAGGAAGCCTTCTCTTTCAATCTCTTCAAACACATCGAAGATGGTTGCTTCCAATTCTGCATCGGAAACAAGTCTAAGCATGGGATCGGAAAGGATAGAATCCCACTCTTCTTTCATTCCTTTCTTTTTCTTCTTGCCGCCCTCTTGATCTTTGCCAAGAGCTCCAGCAATAACATCGCCGTAAGTTACCTCATCATAGGGGGGATAGTTATTAGCAAGATTCCCGTCGCCCTTTTTAGCTTCAGTAACGTCTTTCTTAGTGTTCACTTTTCCCTTTCCTGATTTCTTTTTTTGTTCACCCTCTTCATAGGGTTTTTTATATGTAGACATCTCTACACCTTGTCCACCAATATTAGGATTCGATCTCAACTGTGAGATCTTTTTGCGTGTTGCTTTTCTCCAATATTGAGTGCCAGCAGCACGATCCTTTACGCGAACAACGTATTGTTTTTCTGTTTGCTTTTTACCCTCTCCAATCATATCAAAAGATTCACCAAAGAGTTTCTCGCGAACAGCTGCTTTTTCAGGAGCAGTCATAGATGTATTACCAATATATTGGTTATACGCTGCTTCTAATTCAATTTCTTCACGACGAGAACGATAGCGAATGTCATAAACTGCTTGACGAATCCTCTTGGCAGAGGCTTCCTCTCCTGTTCCACCCTTAGGATCTGTTCCTTTGGGACCTTCGGCTGCACTATTAGGGCTGCCAGGTTGGTGGACAGGATTCTTTCTCGCTGGGAGCTCTTCAAAGAATGTGCTCTTCTTCATCGTCTTATCGGGCAGTTCTAGACCTTCTCTTATTCTTATTTATGAAGGACTGAATTTTCTCCCTAGGAGTTAAACCCTGCACATACTCTCTGTAAGAATCTGTACCTACAAGATTAACTTCAGACAGATCTTTAATCCAAGATTTAAACAGATATCCTTCCTTTGTTACACAAATAAGATAGTTTGTTCCGCGTCGAATTACCTTTCCAACTAACCCAGTGTTCACACTTTCAACATACTCACCGACGTTAAAAATATTTTTGCTGACATAGTTCTCACGGAGGTTTTTCCAATCAAACTTAGGAGCAATTTCCCAGAGTTCAACCTCTTCCTCCATATCAACAACACCCATGTTCAAACGGATGGAGTTGTAAAGATCTTTCTTCTGAGTTTGCTTCAACTCTTTGGAAAGTCCTTTCTCAAACGTTTCGTAATCTCCTTCTGCAGCTGCCTTTCGTAATTTGGAAGCAGACATACCCTCGATACCTTCGGCATCTGGGTTTCTGTCCCCTGCAGAGACAACGTTAATCTTATCAAAACTATAGAGTTGCCCGTTGTAATCGTTTGCGAGCCTCTCAAATTCTTTGAGTCTGTCAGCACCCACAACGATATTGACCGAACGATATCCTCCATTGTGTGCTGCCTGCAATACGTCAAAGATAGTCTTCATCTTACTATCATACACAATATTGCTTGCATGATCAGGATAAGATGCCTTCATCCACTCAACTTTCTCCTCACAATCAAGAGGATTCTTCTTGTTATCACAAGAATGGGATGGGTAAATACGATACTCACCATTGCCAGCGATCTCTTTTACAGAGTCACAAAGTTTTCCATGGCCAACAGTAGGGGGATTGAACCTACCAAAACCAATCGTAATAGTTCCACGGGTCTTATCAACCTCAGGTGCAGTGGTTTCGGGAGCAACTTCTTCTTGCTCACGAACAACAGCAGAAGAAATTGACTTTGAACCGAGAAATTCGCTGAACTTTTTCATGTATCAGTTCCAGGTCTTAGCGATGGTAAAATTAGCGTAACTGAAAGTAGTACGATCAACGATCTTGTATGTTTGACCGTTGGTGGTCATGACATAACCCTCATGGGTGGATGGTTTGTCCATTATACGACACTCAACGAACCAACTGGTGTCGTCGCAAACACAACGTAACAGTTGCATTTTGATCGCATGTATAGACAAATACAACCTAAAAAGGTTAATGTTGACCTCACCCTTATATTTAGAAGGAAGTTCTTCATACATCACACGGGCTGATGGAAACTTTCCATCTTTTCTAATGTAACTATTGATGTGGGTCTTGATTGCCTGTTGAGACTGTGGCGTTGCAAACTTGGTGAATCTTGCGATGGTTCTTGCCGCGAGAACGCGAATTGAAAAACTACGATACCTAACAGATATATCAGGGCTACTGATAATCCCTGTCTTAGGGGTTTGAAACGGAGAACAAAAGCGACAATCAGGATCGAGAAAAGGGCCTTCATATGAAGTATGAGGTACTACAATGATGGGAGCAGTAAACTTTTTCTTGAAAACATACTCAATCAGTTGAGGTTTGAAGATACTGCCGCTACCAAACCCAATGAAATCTCCCTGAACATATCCGCGCTCAGGGCAGGGAAGAGTCTCAAGAGCAGTGTGTAGAATGCAAGCAACATGACCATCGCCATGATTACGCTCAATATCAGCGTGAGTGTAATTGACTTTGACCTTGACTTTGTTGAAGACTGACTTGGTTCCAACAAAGAATTTGCCAGTCTTAGGACAGTTACCCCACACCAAAGCAGGAGAACCATCCCACTTGATCGTGCCAATGTGGTCACGAGCGGTCAGAAAATCTAGCACCGACAGATCTCCGAGAAGGATAGAGTCTTCGGGGTGCTCTAGGTGGGTGTTTTTCATACATGTATTATAGCAAAAAACCACCCTGCTTGGCAAGGTGGTGGACAGTTTGTCAAGTGTCCTCTACGACTGT